TCCCTTGGCGCTTGACTGCCAGAGATGGCGACTACTCTTCAAGCAGTTGGGGTAGCCTGAAAGTAACCTATACGGCGGGTGATCCGTTTATCCCATTCGTAGATTTGACGGAAGCTGATGTCCAAGGTTGGTGTGAGGCTGGTCTTAATGTGGATGCCCTGAAGGCGACTCTCGACGCGAAGGTTGCTGAACAGGAGAATCCGACGACAGAGGTGCTCGACCCACCGTGGCAGAATGAAGAGTAGTATAACAAATGAAACTAGATAGCGAAGAACAGAGAGCGCAGCTTATATCTCTATTAAGTGGTATTTCTGTAAATGTGACTTACAATACTATAGATGCAACAAAAAAACAAATGGAAATCTTGCTTGGTCCAATACAGAAGGCAGAGATTGAGATCGAGGAGCCAATAGAAAATGACTAGCAGTTCCCTCGCCCCAATTGCCAAATGGACAGTAGAGCATGAACAAATTGTAGCTCTACATATTGGCCGTTGGAGTAATGAGAAAATTGCGAAACATTTTGATAAAAGCGCTGCAAGAATATCTCAGATTCTATCTGATCCCCAGGCTTTAGGTATTATCAAGGAAGTTTCGCTTAGAATACGCGCACGTATGATGGAGGCGCTAGAAGAGGGATTAGCAGATCTGGCAATAAAAGGGATGCATCAGATTGCTCAGACTATTAATTTTGATGATTTTGTCTTAGGCTCAGATGCAAAGAAGCATCAAGATCGGTTGTCATTGGATCTGATTAAACTTGTCCAGGGTGAGGGCAATAGTGCAGAGAATGCTCCTCCACTAGACACAGCTTTGTCTAAGAAGTTGATTGCGGCTATTGAGGAATCAAACAATGCAGACAGACTAGCCGCTAATGAGCTTATTAGAGAAGCCCAGTTTACAGAAGTAACATCCGATGAGTGAAGAAAAGGATCTGACGGGGGAGATTGGAGATCTTTTTTCTCCTCATAAGCTTAAGAAAGCTAGAGCAGCCGCTGAAGAGAAAGGAAAAGATTGGAGTCAGAGTGATATAGAGCATTTGAGAAAAAAATGTAAAAATGATTTGTTCTTTCTATGTCGAGGGCCTTTAGAATACACGAAATTAAGTCCTACATTTCACAAAGGACTGACCAATTGGTTACAAGGAACCAGGAGCCTACAGCATAGATTACTTCTTCTGGCTCGGGGACACTACAAGACCACGGTAAGTACAATAGGTGAGGGCATTCAAATGGCTTTGCCTAATGTCTCTAATGTCCAAGATCACCCATATCACTTGGGACCAAATGTTAAAATTCTCGTTTCTCACGAGGTCCGTGAAACAGCCGCTCAATTTTTGTTTGAAATCACAGCAGCCTTCACTCGTAAGCCAATCCTCATGGCCCTCTTTCCTGAATGCATTCCGACAAAGAATGTGGAGAGGATTAACAAGTGGCAGCTTGAATTACCGCGTACAGAACATCATAAAGAAGCAACGTTCTCAACCATAGGTTCAGGTGGAGCAGCCCAAGGTGGTCACTATAACTGGCTAAAGCTAGATGACTTGATTGGAGAAAAAGCCAGGGACTCTGACACTATTATGAGAACCACATTGAACTGGTTTGATAATATTAACTCCCTTCTAACTGAGTTTGAAGTCGATGGATGGGACTTAACTGGGACGAGATGGGCTTATTCTGATGTTTACTCTCATGCAATGGAGAGATATGGGATAGATTTAGATAATTCTATTCCTACTTGTATCTCCCCAAGAGAACTAAAGGCTTTTTCAGGAGGAGTTCTAGGAGTTTATGCTCGGGGAGCGATTGAGGATGGGCTTCCAGTGTTTTCAGAACAATTCAGCCTCAAGAAACTGGAGATTCTTAGGAAAAATAGACTTGTTTGGGCCGCACAGTACGCAAACAATCCTATGGAATCTGGTCTTAATGAGTTTTCTTGGCCAATTAAGTTTTATAACACTAATTCTAAACGAGACATTGTAGTCTTTGAAGGCGAGTCTAGCTTTAAGAGAAAGTTTGATGAGTTGAACATATATGTACTAACCGATCCTTCTATGGGAGAGTCCCTAACTGCCGATGAAACAGGAATAGTCGTAGTCGGGGTGGATCAGAAGTTTAATATATATATTCTAGAAACAATAAAGAAAAGACTAATCCCTCCTGCTTATGTAGATGAGATCTTTAGGTTAAATCTAAAATATCGTCCAGAAGTAATAGCTATTGAAGAGGTGAACTTCTCAGGAATATACAAATATTGGATTCAAGAAAAAGGAAAAGAACTTCGGATTTATCCCCCCATCCGGTCTTACAAGCCTGGAACCAAAAGGACTAAGCTCGGAAGAATTCGTGGTCTTTCTCACTTTTTCTCAGCAGGACAGGTTTATATTCACGAAGGAATGCATGACTTTCGGGATGAATATGAACAGTTTCCTATGGGACAAAGTGAGCATTTGCTTGATGCTTTTGCTCAAGGCCCAGATTTTTGGGATGCAGGTATGGGATCGGAGGAAATTGAGAGACAAGATGCTATGGTTGAGGACTTAATGGAAGAAAGATCTATTACAACGGGATATTAAATGGAGGCTGATATCACTATACTTATCTCTCTTCTGGCTGCGCCACTTGCTGCTGGTGCTGCGTATGGAGGAGTTAAGGTCGGCATGAACGGTATGAAACAATCTATGATTCAAATTGAGAGGGTTGTTAACAGGCTAGACGACAAGGTGGATTCACATGGGGAACGACTAGCGGCAGTTGAAACGGAAACTGAAAATCTTAAAGCAAGAGTCACCAACAAAAAATAAAAGCTGCGCAGTGAATTAGAATGGAGTCCTAAAGAATGACTGGACAGTCTCTACATAAAGATTTTGCCTTTGCTGGAAAGGCTGATGTGCAAGGGGTAGAAGATCTTCCTACAAGTGATAATTCTACAACTGGCCGTTGGCCAAGAATGGTTAAGCTAGAATCAGAAGCTGAGGAGCTTTTGACTAGATGGCTTAAAGATGAGATCCAGGCATATAATCTAGAACGTGAGCCCCTACTCCAAGATTGGATAACTTGGCAGAATCAATATTGGGCAGAGCCTATAACTGAGGTCAAGAACTTTCCGTTCAAGAGAGCCGCGAATATAGTAATTCCTCTTGCAGCAATAGCTGTTGAAGCTACACATGCTAGAATTATGAACACGTTGTTCTCTGTAGAGCCTTTTTGGAGTGTTCGTCCTAGAACAAAAGAATGGATTCCGGCAGCCAAGCCAATGGAGAAGTATCTACAAGCCGAGGTGGAGAATAGTGATACATTAAAGGTTTATGAATTTTGCACTGAAGCTACAATTGAGCTAGTTAAACTTGGAACCTGCGTAGGCAAATCTGGGTATGAGAGACATACTAAGAAGAGCCTACGAGCTGTAGGAACTGAAGAACAGGATTTATTCGTCACGATTCGCAATGGACCAAACATTGGTCGAGTTCCTCTAAGCAATTTCATCATGCGATTTGCGGAGCTTGATCCCCAGACCGCTCCTATTGTTGGAGAGAAACATGAGTTCAGTTGGAGTCAGCTAAAACAAATGGCGCAAGATGGCCGGATGAATGCTGACGCTGTAGAAAAGATTAAATCTCACAGAGTTCTCAAACATCAAGTTACTCCTGCTGACCAGGGAGTAAAGCTTGAGAGAGAAGTGGCTAGGCTTTCTAGAACTGAGCCAAAATGGACAGATGTGTTCGAGGTCTATGAACTTTGGTGTTCATTTGACGTTGATGGGGATGGGATCAATGAAGAGATCGTGGTTGATTACCACCAGGAATCGCAGACGTTTTTATCCATTAGATACAATTGGTACGATGACCTACATAGGCCGTATAGAATTTGTAACTTCCTTAATGTTGAAGGAATTTGGCCGGGGATCGGTATCTGTAAGCAAGTTGAACAGTTGCAAGAAGAAGTTACCACAATCCANAGNCAAAGACTCGANAANGCAACTCTNGCTAATATGGCCCAAATAGTCCTAAGAAAAGGAATGGGCTATGGAAATGCTGAACCAATCTTTCCTGGCAAGATGTGGTTTGTGGATGATCCAAGTAGGGATATTCAACAGTTCAAGCTTAGTGAGGTTTATCCTAGTTCATACATTAATGAAGAAAGTATCGTAGCTTATTATGAAAAGCGAACAGGAGCAAACGAGGCTATTCTGGGGATTCCTCAATCTGGCACACCTGGGACTGCTACTTCTGACCTTACTAGGCTTGCTGAGGGGAACAAGAGATTTGACTTAGTTCTGAAGAATGTAAAGAGATGGCTCTCGGCTATAGGTTATGACGTTGTTACAAACTATCAGCTCTTTGGGAATCAGAATGCCCATTGGTTGATTCTAGGTGAAGATGGAATTTGGGTAGAACAAATGCTACAGATGCCCTCAGTTTTAGTCCGGCGTGGAGCAGTAATAGACCTTACTGTATCTGACTCAATAACAAATCGACAAGTCGAACAGCAACAGTGGTTGAGCCTGTTCCAGGTCGTGACTAATTACTACGATAGAGTTCTTGCTCTTGCTCAGTTACTTGGCCCAGAAGTATTTGGTCAAATATCTCAACGTGCTCTTGCTGCTTCTGATGAAGCTATGAGAAGATTGCTTGATACATTTAATATAGTAGACTCTGACCGTTTCTCCTTAGTTGAGGAAAATCCATTAGTTGAGGAAAACCAAAATGCCCAACAAGCCAGTGGANCTGCGCCCGGACCAGGAGTTCCTACAGCACCTACAGGAGGTGGACCAACAGGAAATAGACTCGCTGGTCCAACATAAAGGATGGTCGGTATTTATTCATATAATGGAAGACAAGCTTGTTGGCCTTCTTTCAAAAGGAGCTTCAACCCCAGACGAAGCCTTTGCGAAAGTAAAAATAGAAGAGGGCTTTGGCCAAGCTCTGGATCTTATTTATCGAATCTCTAGTCGAGAGGAGTCAGAAAATGGCATGGCCGTTCAAGAACAAGGAAACGGAGAAAGAACCTTCGTTAGAAGCAGAAGGGAGAGAAACAGAGACAGGCTTGGGGGAAGAGAAGAGGAATCTGGAATCGTCTTCAGGCGAGCCCCAAACTCCTACGGGGGGAACTGAGTCTCCGTTTACTAATCCTGTTCTATCGAGATACAAAACTGAACAGGAATTAGCAGAAGCTATTGCATTAAGAGATCTTACGATTGATGAACAAAAGGCAGCAGTTTCGGCAGCAGGTGCAGCTAGTCAAGCNCCAGTTCCCGAACCCGAACCTGAGCCTCCTGTAGAAATTAGTTCTGAAGACTTCTTTCAGAATCCAGGAGAATCTACTGCTAAGATTGTAAATGAGATAGTACAAAAGCAACTGAAAGAGATAATTGAGCCCTTTAGGCAGGATTTAGCTAGAGGCCAAGTTAGAACAGCTTGGGATGAAGCAGCAACCCATTTGCCGAATCTAGACCTTATGAGGCCCTTAATTGAGGCAGGATTGCAACACAGAGGGATAACTAATCCTAATCTAGAAACAATTATAGCAGTCCATGATCTAGCTATAGGACAAGCAACCAGAAAAGGAACACCGTTACCTGCTATGGAAACTCCTACTGTACCAACATCAGAGAATAAAAGAACCACGGTAATTCCTCAACATATGCCTTCTACTCAACCTATTGCAGCGGCAGAACCAAAGGTTAATATCGTGCCGTTGAGTGAACACGAAGCCCGTCTTGCTAGGGAGAGAAAATTGACACATGAAGAATATCGTGCCCTACAAGAAATGGACGAGTCTGATGTTCTCTATGTTGAGGAGAAAGCATAATGCCTATAGAACCACAAGAAGTCGGGGAGACTCTAGAGGATAGAATTTCTGGTGAAGTCTCTATAGAGGATTTGCAGGAGAGTGAGANTNNCTGATGAAGCTCCAGAAGCTATACCTGAGCCTCAAGAAGCTCCTGTAGGACCAGCAGACTACAAATCCCCAACNCATGTAGCTCCACAAGTTTTAGANGAAGCTCATACATTCTTAAATCGTTATGGAATCAAAACAGATGACCTATCACCAAAGGAGGTAATGGANAAGATNGAAAANATNCATNCAGCAAAGANGACTGTTGGACAAGTATTATCTCGGGGACGAGCATTNGATGGGATAGAGCGTCTTCTATCTTTTGTCCCAAGAGGATACGTTGGAGAGTTCAAGCGTGAGAACGACATGGACGTTAGTCGCGCAGAAGCTCTAGGATTCAAGGTCTTTATCAGTGACGAGGCAAAGGTAGAAAGTTCAACTGGAACGGCAGATGGTCGAGTCAAGCTAGGTGACCAAATTCTGATGATAATCCCAGAAGAACTCCATGTAGCCAATCGTTTAATAAAGGCTGAGCGTTTAGCTGTACGCAGAAAGGCGCACAATCAAAAAGGTGGGGTTGTAGATCAATCTGGATCTAACCCACTCTTCCCTCTCATTAAACTTTAGGAGATTTAACTATGGGGCTGACCAGATTTCAGCCTTCACGCAGGGCGGGAGGACCGCCTGAAGTCAAGGAATTTGATATTCAGGCTTCAGCAACATTTCCTCATGGCGCTCCGATGCAGCGAGATACTGTTGAATCGGACATTGAGGAACATGCTGGAGGAAGTACTGTAACTGGAATCATTGGTGTTTCCATGTTTGGTGTTTCCTCTGGTGTTCCTGCTGCGAAAGGCGGTACGGCTTTTGGAACACGAGTTCAAGTCGCAGTAGCTAGGCAAGATACTGAGTTTGCAGGGTTGATGATTAATTCAGGAACTATTCAAACCCCTGCTGCTGGTAATGATGGAACTCAGTATGGAATGATCAAAGTGAATAGTGAGTGGTATGTTGACGAAGCGGATACTAGCAACGTCGTTCTCACTGTCACAGGATTCGATGCTAATACTAAGATCGTATTCTTCAAGTTCCTTGCCTCAGCGATAGCTGACTAACCTATTACTCAAACAGGAGATAATTTTCATGCATGTCCGTGGCGCATTTAATCATCTACTGCGACCAGGGCTCAGGAGTGATTTCCGTGATGATTATCTTAGTTTCGAGACGGAGTATGATCAAATCCTCCGAACTGGAACTATGGATCGAGCGGAAATTGAAGCTACAACTCTTTCGGGTTTGCCTCGGCAAGTAAAACTGCCTGAAGGGGAAGCTTACACCATTCTTGACACTGAATTGGCTGATAAGATCGTGTATACAGATACACAATTCGGTCTTGGTTTCTCAGTCTCGCAGATGATGATGGAAGACGATCTTTATGATCGGGCAAACCAGTCAGCTAAATGGTTGGCTAGGTCTACAAGATTGATTCAGGAATATCAGACAGCCGATTGGCTTGATGATGCTTTTAACGGAACCACATTTACCGGGTTTGCGGGTGAAGCTCTGTGTAGCACTACCCACAGTTTGCTTGGCTCAAGTTCTACTTGGTCAAATAATGTTTCCGGTAACCCTCAACTCGGCATTTTGGGACTTCAGGCGGCTTTTGAGCTTGGTGAAACAACTGTCGATCATCAGAACGATCCTATTCCTGTTCGTATTGACACTCTTGTTGTTAATGTTGCAGAAGAGTGGACGGCAATTCAGCTCACGCAAAATGCTGATGAGCCCTTTACGGCAGACAGAAACATTAATGCAAGTCGCAGGAAGCGTAAGCTTTCCTACACGATTTCGCATTACAAGGATCAGTCTGGTAAAGATTGGTTTGCGCGGGATACTTCTATACACGACGCGCATTTCCTCTTCAAAGTCTCTCCTCAATTCCCAGATTGGTATGAGGATAGCACTCGCTCCGCTTTCTTTGCTTCTCGTCAGCGGTTTTGTGTTTACCATTATGATCCCCGTGGTTGGATCGGATCTAACGCAACCTAAAGGGAGGAAGAAATCATGACATTTTCACATCTTTCTCTCTCTGGGCCAGTTTCACTCGATGGGGTGAGAGTTAACGCCCCGGTAACGGGTAATGAGTTTTATGTTGACTCAAACCTGGGGAGTAATAGTAGGGATGGTACTACTCCTGCTGAAGCAAGAGCAACATTAGCCTCAGCATTGGATCTTTGCACAGCCAGTAAGAATGATACGATTTATCTTATGCCTGGCCATGTAGAGAGTATGGATGATGAACAAATTGCTATTGATGTGGTCGGAGTGAATGTAATTGGGCTTGGTTCTAGAAGTTCAAGACCTCGCTTTGATTATGACCATGCAAATAGTTCAATCGACATTGAAGCAAGTAATTGTACGCTACGAAATGTCACCATTCGTCCTTCAGTTACAGATGTTTTGGTTGGTATTGATGTAGTAGCTGCGGTTACTGGTACGCTGATTGAAGATGTCGAAGCCCTTCCGGGTGAAGATGCAGGAGGTGTAGATGATTTTGCGCTTGTTGTTGACGTTAAAGCTGGTTGTACTGGTACAACTGTTCGTGGGCTTAAAGTACGTCAACATGCATCGGGTGCTGGCTATCTTGCTGGCGTCAGATTGACGGGTGCATCTGATGATATTTTGATTGAGGATTGTGATATTTACATCCTCGGTGCTGGTGTAGTAGCCCCAATTAATGGCATTACTACTCTCTCAACAAAGGTAATGGTTAGAAATAATCTCCTTTGGACGGATGCAGAGCCAGGAATTGAACTACTCACTGGAACTACTGGTATCATTAGTGATAATTACATCTTCTCAAATCTTGGTACACTCGCAGCTTCAATTGTAGCCGCTCATTGTGCTCGTTTCGAGAACTACAATTGTGAAGTTGTTAACGAAACTGGGGCTCTTGTTGGTACTGCTTCAGCAGATGACTAATCACCTAGTTGCTAACACGGAGGGAGAGGTATTATGGCTAGGGAACTAAATGGACCAGTTATTGATGGTGGGTTTACTAGAGAACGAGCATGGTTTAAAGGCATGCCAACCTTTGGTGACCCAGATTACATCTTCTTCAGAGATGATTTCATGGGGATTGCTATTGATGTGACTAATGATTGGACTTTAGTCGAAGATAGTAGTTCCACGCAAACCATCGAAGCGGATACTTTGGGTGGAAGACTTCAATTGTTTGCTACAGCAGATGATGAAGGCACTTCTCTTCAAGGTAATGAAATCTTCCAAGTCTCAGCTGGAATTGATACTTGGTTTGAGATAAAGTTAGCATGTAACGAACCAACTGAAGTTGATCTTTGCTTTGGGCTTACTGTTAACTTTGCCACGAATCCAGAAGCCATGTTGACTGCGGCTGACAGGATCGTGTTTCAGAAGGATGATGGAACTGATGATATCTACAGCATCACTGAGTTTAGTGGTGATGAAACGAAAAAAGATACTGGGATTGACCTTGGTACCGCTACGGATATTACACTAGGCTTTCGAGTGTTTGGAGATACTTCCGTAGTGTTCTATGTTAATAGAGTGGCCGTAGCAACTCATACAGCAACTATCGTCACAGATCAAAACCTAGCTCTGGGGATGATGATGTTGTGTGGTGATGCAGCTGACCATTCTATTGCTGTAGACTACATTCAGTGCATTCAAACTCGATAGATGACGAGAGGATTAAACTGATGAGGAAAAAAGCGCTCTTAGCTGGAGCCTCCTCGGCTTTTAAAGGACCGTGGGTTAATCTAGATCCTGGCGAATGGCTAGTTGAGCCATCACCGGATGTTAGTGTGGATACAGCAGCAATGATTGTTGATGCAAAACCAGATGGAACAATTATCCGTGGACCTACCCGAATTCGTGCAATTGTATCACCAGACTATGACGGGCCAGGGGTATTTCTGGTTGCAAAACAAATCTCGATTAATGGAGATAGTTCATGACGCTCACAGTGACTAGAATGAGGGTTTTAGTCCGTAGGGGACTTGGAGGAATAGACTCAGATGATCTATCTGACGTAGATCTAGATGAGATTCTAAACCTGTCCTTTTGGGAGCTAGAAGACAAATTCCCATTTGAAGCAAAAGAGACTGTGTTTAGTTCTACTTTTGTTGAAGATCAATTTGAATATGACCTAAGTGGATTAAGTACTCTTGATGCCTTGGTTTCTGTTTCTTGGTTAGATACGAATGGAGAGAGCAATAAGCTTGAGCAGATGACTCGTGGTGTGTTTGATACTATTTTTAACGATGCAACGTCCTATGATCCTTCTGGGCCACCAACTTCTTATTTAAGAGAAGGAAGTGTGTTGACT